TGTTCGTTGGTTTTAGTTATAAAAAAAAAGGGAGCCGTAAGACTCCCTATCTTCCATTATTATTATATGCATCAGCATAGTTTTGGTTATGCCAAGATTGAAGGAATCATAGATACAGTTCTTGATGGATCGATTACTGCTACTCCCATAGTCGCATAGCGAGTATAAGTTGCAGAGTCTTCCATTGTACCCATGAACTGGTTGTTAGTTTCTCCTGTGAAAGGATTTCTGAAACCAGCAGAGTAACCTCTAAACTCTTCTTGACCTTTAATCATCACTTTCTGGATGTTTGGCTCTTCAGCAGATCCAATATAAAGGATATCATAACGGTAAGATTCAGCTACACCACCATCTGGGTGTTGAATCTTATTACGTACTTTATCATCATACATAGGATCAATTTCTAGCATCACTTTGATACCGTTTGGTGCTAACCATTCAGTGAACTGGAAACCAGATTTGAATGCATTAGAATGCAAAGGTGAACTAGTTGATTGATAAACACCAGGGTTATTTTGTGATAAATCAATCCATCCTGAAGTAGTTTTCAATACTTCTTTATGGAATTGGATCGCACCACGTTCACCAGTTCTCATAACAAATGTTCTGTTTCCAAAATCAAGTTTTCCTTCAGAAAGGTCTTGTAATTGAGATAACAATACATCCAAATTGAATTGGTTGTAATAAGTAGTGTTAGACACTTCCATTTGCTCTCTAATACCAGCACCTTGCTTGATCACGAATCCTGATTTACCAATATCATGGTAAGATCCGTTCTCATCTCTATTTGAACGAGAGAACATAAGTGCTCTTGCTTTCTCACGAGAGAATGCTTGTTCAAATCTCCACTCTACTTCTTGCATCCATACTTGAGTCTCTTTAACGTTTCCGTTAGCATCAAGACCAGCGATAGTTGTAGAAGTTCTACGTCCTAGCATGTTACCAGGAACCTTGTGCTCCATACGAATTGTAGTGAACTCATTTCTCATCTCGATAGGAGAAGCGAATACGATATCACCACCTTTGATAGACATAGTGTCTTCAACTGGAGAGAAGTCTTTAGAGAAGCGTTTTCCTGATTGTAATTCTGCACCAGGTACTCCACTAGCAGCAGGTCCCATTAGTGTAACTCTATACACGTAATTAGTACCTTCAGCTTGAGGCTCATCCATTACTCTAAATTGATAAATTTCATTCTTTTCACCAACTAGAACGTTAACATCTGAAAAGTATCTTTCTCCAAATACTAATTCAAATTCTGTTCCACCAACACCTACTGTATCTCCAGATGCAACTACTGAACCTGCTGCTCTAGCTTCTACTAGTGGAATATTACGTTCTGCAGATCCAACTAGTTTCCATGTAAAGTCATCATCTGAATCTACATATTTAATTGGTAGTGAATTTAACAATGTATCTAAGTTAGCGATACCAGATGCTCCAAGCATCTTATGCACTACATTAGATAGCATTTGTGGTTGCTGAGCGAACATAGCGCCCAGGTGATTTTTTGTTGTCAAACCAGCATGCGACTTCGCTTGCGTCATTTGAAACGGAGATAATTTTGCTCCCATAGTTTTCTAAATTTTTAAATTAGTGACACAATACCTGCAGCATCATAGCTATTCGGATCCTGTTGATAAGCAGGGGCATTGTTGTCTTTAATAAATGTGTTATTGTTTATAAGAGATTCTAACTTTTTAGCGGCTTTACTTTCAGCCTGTTTGTTGAATTTCTTAATATTAGTGAACCCATCCGTGAGTTCAAACAAATAGTATAATTTAGTCTCAAAGTCTATAGGATCTTCTAATCGTGCTTTCGTTAATGCATTCAACGGAGCACCATCATCAGTATACCCGACAATCTCCGTCATCGACGAATGTACCTTTTGCTTTAAGTTCTCGGTAACAGACACCTCATTCAAAAATTTATCCACATCATATATGGACTTTTTAATAGCTTTCTTTTGTTCTTCTACGGCTTTTGCTTGCGCATCGCGTTGTGCTTGAACTGCTGCAATTTGTGATTGATACTGTTCTGTTTCCCTTTGTTTTAATGTAACTAAAGATGCTTTAGCTTCATCTAATAATTCACCATTATCATATGAAATTTCATACATCTTATTAGCTCTACTTTCACTAATGCCTTTTGCCATTAGATCTGTAATAAGTAGAGCCTTTTGCAACTCTTCATTTGATTCTAACAATGCATCATCAATTGAATTATACTGTTGCATATTCTGTTCATGCTGAATAATAGTTTGCTCTGGAACACCATTTCTAAAGCCTTCCAACGCTCTTCTTTGTGATTCAGTTAAATCAGAAAATTCATTCTTTTTAATCTCTTCTCTAAAAGCTTCTGCAAGTTTCTCTAAGTTGGTTATATCGTCTACTGTTTCCTTAGTAGAGAAGAAACCTTCATCTTTTAATGCTTCAGCTAATGTTTTATATACTTCACCCTTATCATTAGTATCAGGATCGGCATCAATAGGATCAGGATCTATATCTTTAAGACTAGTGTCAATAGGTGGATCCTGTGGTTCTGGATCAGCAGCCGGTGGATCCTGTGGAGGATCCGTAGGCGTATTCTGATCTATTACTGGTTCTTGAACATCTGCCTCATCAGGAATTACGATGTCCGATAACATACTCATATCTAAATTTTCGCTCATAGGTTTTTATTTTATTTACTTGTTGCTGGTTTAGGTTTTGACTTTGCTATTTGTTCAGTAGCTTTATTATGCCTAATAGTTTCATCTAACTTATCACGTTCTAGAGGCTTTTCTTTCTCGTCATCTCCTGAGTCGTTTTGTTCGTTCATACGACCAGTCATACCTAATTCCATTAATTTAACTCTAAGATCTGTCTCAATCTTATATCTATCATTAGCAATATCTGCTCCTTTAAGTTCTAATTCTTGATCCAGTCTAGCTTGTTCTTGCTCAGCTAATTGCATAGCTTGTTGCTGTTGTTGTTGCAATTGTTGTTGTTGTTGTTGTTGAGCTTGTTGAGCTTCCTTCATCTTTTCTTCTTCGGTAGCTTCAATTTTACGTCTAATATCAGATAGTGAATTAGAGCTATATAAATACAACATATCACTAAACTTAAGCAATTGATTTTGTAATCCTGCTTGTACAAGCATATCCATACGTTGTTTTAATTGTCTAGTATTAGCATTACTAGTAACAGCTATTCCATAATCTATAGATGCAAAATCATCACCATCTAGTATAAATGCTTCAATAGACATATCATCTAATATATATTGAATTTTCTTTTTAGATCCTTTTAATGCTATTTTAGCTGTATCTAAAAAGGCTTGTAATACTCTAGTTTTAACATCATCATGTTTAGCAAACCACCATTCTGTAATATGAGATGATTGCATTACTGAACGCTCTACTCCTCCAACAGTCTCATTACTAGATACTTGACCTTCTCTCTGTTTAGTAATACCTACTAAATCAGACATTTCTGCTTTAATATATTCAAGTAATTGTATTTGAGCTTGAATGTAATTACCAGTTTCTACATCTAATACTTTACCAGTAGTGTTAAGACCACCAGCTAATTTACCAGTTGCGGCACCTTTATTGCCTTCTTTAAAAGAGTCTATAAAACCAACTCCCATAGTAGTAGCGTAATGAAACCATTGTCCTACATCCCAATTTGCAGGAATCTTAGCAACATCTACTTCCAATATTTTACCCATATTCTTAGCGATAGCTTTCATTAATCTATCCCATACAGAGTCATATAAGTATTGGTATGATTTCATTCTTGATACCATAGACACTACCCTACCTTGATTTGTATTGTAAAGTTCTCCTATAATACCTGGACCACCTCGTGAAGGTGATTCTAATTTATTATATTGTATACGTCTAGGACGCATATTTATGTAAATATCACGTGCTATTTTAGTACCTTCCCACCACTCATTGATCCAAAGTGTTTCACCTTCTTCACCACGAGCTTCATCTAAAATGTACTCCTCAGACATAATTTTATACTGAGTAGCACCATCTTCATCATAATATTTAACCTTTATTACTTTTTTTTGTGAACGCCAATATACACGTAATACTCTAACGTTTCCATCTTCATCATATATAGCATATGGAGTTTCATATCCATCTGCTTCAGCTACAGCAATCAGATCATTAATGTTATTCATCGCATCATCTTCACCAGTAGCACCTATGTAATGTGGTCTAGTAAACTCTCTATCCATATCACGGATACCAGATGTTCCATTATCTACACCTGATCCTTCGTTAGATATGATGTCTATTTCACTAGGTTTTAGTTCATTATAGAAATGATCTATGATCTTACCAGGACTCCAGTAATCTTCAATAACTATAATGTCTGCGTCTTCTATTTTAGAAGATCTACCAGATTTAACAGTATGAACATTTATAGGATTAAGCTTTGTAAGTAATGGTTCATTATCTAATATATCAATTTGATAAATTTCTTCACCTAATATTAAAGCATCTTTGAATCCATCATTAAATATTCTACTAAATGATTGCTCTATCTCATAATGACGTAGTATTCTATTAGCTGACAATTCATTCATATCTTGCCATGAGTATTTAGAATACCTTTTCATTTGGGCTAAAGCCTCTTCCATTTGACTAGTTAATTGCTGTTCTAATGCAGTAGTATCTTGTCCTTGTTGTTTAGCTTCATCTATTTTTTGCTTCATTGGAGCAAATTGTTGCTCTATAACTCTTGTTACACGATCATCTATATCTTTCTTCTTTTGATATAATTTG